CGGCAAATCCGTCCGGATCAGTAACAAATCCAACTCCCGCAAGCGTGTCTGCTGCGGCAGCAGCAGCGCCGACGCCACCCAACGGAGACCTACCTGGAAAAAGATTGTATAATCCTTTAGGGCAGCTATCGAGTTACACGTATCAAATAAGTTTGTATATGATAACACCGGATGCATACGGTGCCTTCCTAGCATCCGGAAAACAGAGCCTAAATATAATTCCACAAACACAGGCAAGTAGTCCGTCTACTAATACAGGAGATGTTACGAACCCACTGATTAATCCTAATACAGGTCAACCAATAATCGGAGGTGCATATTTAGTAGCACAAAGTGGCGGAAGCGGTGCACCGACTAATCGGGCACCCGGAGTTAACTTTGACTATGGAATCGACAACTTATCTTTTGAACACATAGTATCTACTAATGGATCTGGCGCCGCCGCATGCGAGTCGAACATAAAATTCAATATCATAGAACCTTATGGTTTTTCTCTAATAGACAAAATAAAAACAGCGCAAACTGTAATAAACGGATACAGTTCGTCAGAAGGCATTCTTGATAACCCAACAAAACAAATTTTTATCTTAGGTATTAGGTTTTTTGGATATTTACCGGACGGAACGATAGCAACTGGAAAAGAAGTGTTTAATGGTATTCCTATAGATCCCAGTGCTGGCGGCGGTGGCGCCTTATTTGAAACCTACTATGACATTAACATAACCAGTTTCGGTTTTAAATTAGGTCCCGGAATCACTACATACGAAGTAGAAGCAACTTACTTCGCAAGTTCTACTGGATTTGGTACAAAGTATGGATATTTAAATGGTAGTCCTAATTTTACATGTAAAGGCTCAAATGTGAGTGAGGTCTTGAATGATCTTGCTAGTCAACTAAATGCAAAACAGCAACAGCTAACTAATAGTAGTAATGGCGCAACTCCGGCACAAAAGTATCCAATAACCTATAGGTTTGAATATCAAGGTAATGCAGCAACCACTATCGCAAAAGCTTCTATGATCAATCCTGCTGACACTAATAAGGCAAAATCGGGAATGTCTAGCGCAAAGACAAGTGCTCAATCAAACCCTAAGGCCGAAGTTACCGGAGTGTATAATCCTAATGTTAAAACTATTACTTTTTCTTCACAGCCTATTCTGCAATGTATAGATCAGGCAATAACATCCAGCACTCTTGTGTCAGCCGCGTTAGCTTCTAACACAGTGAGTTCAACAGACGGGGATAACAACGTAATACCAAACCCAAATCCTAACTATCCAGTCTGGTATAACTGTAGCGTCCGAGTAGAAAATCCTAAATGGGACCCTATTATTAAAGATTGGATAGTTGACATCGTTTATGTCATTCGTGAATACCAGACACCTTTAGTCAACAGCCCGGCCATTAATAGGACTCAACCATATTATGGCCCTTATAAGAGATATCAATATTGGTATACCGGAAAAAACACAGAAATCATAGAATATTCACATACTATCAATAACGCATATTTCGTAGCTGCGTTAGGACAACCCGGACCGAACCCTACTCTAGGAACACCTAGTGCTGCTACTACTGCTCCAGCACAAGCTACACCTCAATCTACTACTAATAGTCTCGGCGCCGGAGGAGAAGCTGTGGGAAGCTATAAAGATAGCTTGTACAATCCGACGGCACAATCTGATGTTAAAATAACTATTTTAGGTGATCCTGATTTCCTAATACAAGACACTGCTTACGAAGATAATCATTATAATACACACTATGCTTCTAATGGGTACAGCATTGCTCCTAATGGTGGACAAGTTTTTATTGAAATAAACTTCAATGAAGCAGTTGACTATGATACTACCAGTGCTGGTACTGGATTAATGAATATAAACAACAAAGTACTATTTCAAAAATATCCGGATTCAGCAACTCTTCCTAAAGACGCAAACGGAAACCCATTAGTTCAGGGTATTAGTTATCAGGTGAATACTGTAAATTGTACATTTTCCGGCGGAAAATTTACCCAGTCAATCGAGCTGATAGTTAATCCATTCAATGGTGTTCCTCCGAATGATAGTGCTTCTTCGGAAGCAGCGCCGTCTTCAAATCCAGGACCATCGCCGTCAGACGCAAGCAAGCAAGCCGCTACTACTGGTCTAGCATCGGCCCCAAACAATTCTACAACATACGGGCCTATCAGTCAATCTGTTCCAGCACAAAAGACTCCGGCCGAAGCAAAAACATAGCAAGTATGAGAACACAACATGCCAATTGACACATTTAAACCAAAAGGCCAGATAGCAGCAGACAAGCCGGGTAAAGGCGGTTCTGGTGTACAAGCTGTACCATTAATAGGCGTCGTTAGAGACAATATTGATCCAACACGGTCCGGACGTATCAGGGTTTCTTTGGTTCAACCCAACAGTTCTGATAAACCAGAAGATTCTACTAACTGGATCACGGTGAGTTATCTAAGCACGTTCTTTGGTAAAGTAGAGTCAACTTCCGGAAGCGATGGCTACGGGACATATAAGTCAAATCCTAGTTCCTATGGACAGTGGCAAGCACCACCTGATATCGGTACTCAGGTTGTGTGTGTGTTTGTTAACGGAGACAAGAACTACGGATACTATATTGGCGCTATTCCCGAAGCAGAATCACTACAGATGGTCCCGGCTATCGGGTCATCGGACAACATTTTAGTTAACGAAGGTGAGGCTACTGGTTATGGTGGAGCAACCAGATTACCGGTTACCAACCTGAACACTAATGATAAGAAGAAAGCAGACAGCGCACAGTTTTTAAGCACGCCGAGACCAGTCCATAGCTATAGTGCTGCCATCATGAATCAACAGGGTATCATTCGTGATCCTATTCGCGGACCAATCTCATCGTCAGCTTCTCGTGAAAACGCTTCTCGCGTTGGTTGGGGTGTATCAACTCCAGGCAGACCAATCTACACCGGCGGCTATGATGATACTACTCTTCCAGCTTCTCTACAGCAAGCTAGTCCGCAAGGGCTACAAGTCGTTGCTCGCAGAGGTGGACACTCAATCGTTATGGACGACGGCGACATCATTGGCAGAGATCAACTCATAAGAATCAGGACAGCACTGGGCCATCAAATCATGATGAGCGATGATGGTCAAACGCTAATGATTCTTCACTCTAACGGACAGTCATACATTGAGTTAGGTAAAGAGGGTACGATTGACATGTACTCTACTAACTCTGTGAACATTAGAACACAAGGTGACCTGAACTTACACGCCGACCGAGATATTAATCTTCATGCTATGAATAATCTTAATATTCAGGCAAAACAGCTTCATACTAACTCCGAAGATAGCACTCTAATGCGGTCAGCCGGCAATTTTAGTATGTCGGCCACTAAAGATATCACTGGACTGGCCGCAGGTGCAGTAGCATTTGCTTCAGGCGGCGATGCGTCATTAGCAGCAGGTGGGCAAGCATATGTGAATGGTTCTAAGGTAAATCTTAATAGTGGTAAATCAAGTACTACTCCAGAAGCCGTACCAAATATACCGCTGGTTGCACAGACCGACACGCTGTATGATAAAGAAAAAGGCTTCATGGCTGCACCAGGTCTGCTGCTGTCAATCGTTTCTCGTGCACCTGCACACGCACCTTGGTCTAATGCAGGACAAGGTGTAGATGTTAAGACAAACCTAGACGCATCTGCTGCACTACCAGCAGCACCTTCTGCTTCAACTGCGGCTGCTACTGCTGCAGGAAGTGCTACGGGAGCAACGCCACCAGCTGTAGCAACAGTAGCATCAGCACCTAATAGTACTCCGGCAGCGTCTGCTGCATTGGACAAAGGTACTACAAGCGCGATGGTAGCAGCACAAGCAACATCGGCCGCAGCAGGACCACTCGCCGCTGCAACCAAACAAGGTTCAGCTATAGTCAAGACTGCAACCGGACCTATAGCTGCTATAGGAGCGTTCGCCCTAACACCGTCATCTCTTGCTCAAGGTGGAATATTGAAGCCGGGTGCAGACATACTTGTCAATGGCCTAGTACAACAAGGTGCTAACTTAGCAAAAGCAATGCCTCCTTCATTGTTTACTGGTATCGGAGGAGTAGGAAGTCTATCCAGTCTCACATCGAACATGACCGCCCAAGTAGGCGCAGTAGTCACTAACATGCAGAAAGCACAAACTGGTTTAGGCATGACTGGTGCATTGACAGGAAGCGAGGCACCGTCACAAGTAGCAGGATTAGTACAAGCTGCTGCAACTACTGGAATAGCGTCAACCACTGCTGCTATTCAGCAAATCAGCGGTGTAGCAAGTAGTGTTACTGGTGCAATAAGTGCTGTTACTAGTGGTCCAGGCTTAACAAGTAGCTTAGGAGCAAAAGTAGGATCACTATCAGGCGGCGCTGCTGGAATCACCAATGCTGCGGCCGGAGCCGCCTCAGGCGCAGTCAATCAAATATCAGGCGCATTAGCAGCAATTGGTTCTGGTGTCGCAGCCGCAGGATTATCTGCATCGTTAGGTGGATTAGGTGGAATAGCTAGCGCATTGACCGCAATGGGTAAAATACCTAGCTTAGCCGGCCTGCTTGATCAAGCCAAAGGCGTCGCAGCATCAGCATTTGCCGCAATCAAGAACTCATTTGTTCCCCTTAAAGCAGGTGTACCGCAGAATCTTACTGCCATAGCACACAAAGCAGCATCTACGGCATCCGAACAGTCATCACAAACAAGTCAGGAAAGTAGTTCAGTGCTAAGTTCGGTGACTAGTGGAGTTAATCCGATGGCAGGAAGCAGTGCGATTGGAGGACTGAGTAGTGTGGCAGGCAAAGTCACTGGTATTAAGATCGGGGCTCTAACAACACTTGCGTCTGTTACGGGTTCGGTATCCGGAGCGGTAGCAGCAGTAAACAACTCTGTTGGTGGAATCACTGGATCAGTCACCTCAGCAGCATCTATAATTAGCGCAGCAACACGAGCAACTAACATCGCAACTGACTCTTTGGGCTCGGTAAGAACTACTATCGGTGGAGTAACTGGAATCTCAAGTGTGGCTTCAGGTAGTGTTAGTGGGTATGCATCATTGTCGTCTATTGCAGGCGGAAGTTCTTCTATTGGAAATCCACTAAATCCAACAGTAAGTGGGTTAAATACCGCTATCGGTTCGATAAGTGCTATTTCTGGCGCCGGGGCAATGATCTCTAGCGGAGATCTCGGTGGACTATCTACTGCCGCCTCTTTTGTTCAGCAAGGTTCAGCCGCGTCAACCGCATCCTCTCTCGCATCAGGATTAAGTAACCTGCCAGGTGGTATCAATACTGTGTCATCCGTGATAAACAACGCACCAAATGCTATTAACCTAATTCCGGGCGCGGGCGCGCTTTCAGGCTTGATAAACAACGCAAGGTCAGCCGCGATGAGTGGTATAAGTTCGGCTGGTAGTTTAACTGGTGAATTAGGAAGTCTGACCTCAATAGCGTCATCAGGTCTATCTGTTGGCAGTATTGCTCAGCTACAGTCTTCAATCACTTCTCTATCATCGGGTCCAGGTGGAGTCAATCTTCCTACTGTAGGATTCAACACGACAGATAGAACTGCTATAACTTCACAGATCACTACCGTATTAAACGATCCTGGAATTCCAATCCCAAATCTTGTTGGATCTATTCCTGACACCGCAGTATCTTCTGCTCAGTCGTTGATTGACCAAGGTGACAAACTAGCATCTTTGGCTGATCAACTTTTGATGTATGATGAAAAGGCACAAGCAGCGCTTGACGCATACATTACCGCCCAACAAACTTTGCCAACCGGAGACTCTCAAATCGAATCATTAAGCACAGCATATTATGATATAGTAAATGACCCTACTTATATTTCGCTAAAAAAGCAAGTAAATGGTAGTTTAGAGGCGACCAGTACTACTGTAACTGAAGCAGGAACAACGATAACCACACTCACTAATAATGCTCAAACACGTGTAACCACTACCACAAACTCATCTACTCAAACCTCTTCGTCTCTTGAGGTATTACAAGCATCAGTGGGAGCAAATAAGGCAGCGACTAGCCGTTCACTTTCAGGTACAACTGGTTCTGTAACAGGCATTGGCGCGGTTACTTAACAGTAACTTAGCATAAATATCAACATGGCACAGTATATAGGTTTCAGTACAATCAATGCAGGTCTACCAAAGACAACCAATGTACTTCCTGGACAAGACGGAGGAGTTGGTGGTATAGGTGGCCCTGGCGGCCAACAGCCTATCGTATTTGGCAAGAAGTTCCGTACAGTAGATCAGCAACTAGTATTACAAGATTTGATCAATGCTCTTAATATACCATATGGACAGAAAGTAGGACAACCACAGTACGGCACTAGTATTTGGAATTACGTCTTTGAACCTAATACTCTGGACGTACAGACTCAATTGCAGAACGAAGTAAGACGAGTCATCTCATTGGATCCTAGATTATCGGTTGGTTATGTAAATGTTTATCCACAAGAAAATGGCATTCTAATTGAAGTTCAAGTGGCAGTAGTACCTTTCAATCAAGCTACTGTATTGAACGTGTTTTTTAATCAACAAACTGGTATTGCAGCTATACAATAAGAAAACTGCTTTTTTGAGAATGATAAATATATCTAAATCAAAAGAGTATAAGTTATGCCAACCAACACGTCAAACACATCAAGTACGAAAAACGTAGCAAGCTCTGTACCTACAAGCACACTTCAATCAGCGTTGTTTGGTGTAAATAACTGGCAAGCTCTCTACCAAACCTCGCAGCAAGCTGACTTTAGAAGCTATGACTTTGATACTCTGCGTAACAGCTTTGTAAACTATCTACAACTATACTACCCAGAAACATTTAACGATTATACCGAGTCATCCGAGTACATTGCCCTATTAGATGTCATGGCTTATATGGGCCAAGGTCTTGCCTTTCGCAATGATCTCAACTCTCGCGAGAACTTTCTTGCTACCGCCGAGCGCCGAGATTCCGTTGTAAAGCTTGCCAATCTCGTAAGCTATACTCCGCTACGTAACATTGCAGGACAGGGCTGGCTGAAGGTAACTAGCATATCAACTACACAAAATATCACTGATATCAACGGCACTAATCTAAGTAACATCCCTGTTTTATGGAATGATCCGGCTAACCCAAGTTGGTTAGAACAGATGAACACCATCTGGAATGCTGCTCTAGTTTCTTCACAACGCATCGGTCAACCAGGCAACATCTCAAACATCTTAGGTGTGACAACTAGTGAATATGCTATACAGATTCCTCCAACTTCTCTACCTATCGCACCTTTCACATCTACCATCGATGGCATGACGATGAACTTTGAACTATGCAGTGTAACTTCATTGAACGAAGACTATATCTATGAGATTCCGCCCGCGCCGTCAGGTAGATTCAACATGGTCTATCGCAATGACCAACTAGGTTTTGGTTCTCCTGCAACTGGGTTCTTCTTCTACTTCAAGCAAGGCACTCTACAGAACTATGACTTCACCCTGCAACAACAGGTGTCCAATCAAATCATTCCGATCGGTGCAATTCAAGGTGTAAACAATACTGACACTTGGTTGTATCAATTAAACGCTGACGGTACTACTCCACTTTGGACTCAAGTTCAAAGTATCTATGCAGACGCACATCAACAAACGGTAGCTTCAGGAAGAACTATCTTCTCGGTAAACTCAGGATATAACGATCAAGTCTCGTATGTGTTCGGTGATGGCATTTTCTCTCAGATTCCGCTTGGCTCGTACCGAGCATATGTTCGTGCAGGTAATGCTCTCACTTACACTATCAATCCTAGTGAGATGAACGGTATCGCTGTGTCGTTCACATACCTCACTGCTCAAGGTTCGTCGGAAACATTGACTATCGGATTGTCACTACAACAAACTGTTTCAACTGCTCAAGCCCGCGAGACTCTAGCTAACATCAAGCAGAATGCTCCTGCACAATACTATACACAGAATCGTATGGTCAACGGTGAAGACTACAGTAATTTCCCTTATACACAGTACAATTCAATAGTCAAGTCAAAAGCAATAAACCGTGCATCAGTTGGTGTATCTAAGAATCTAGACCTTCTTGATCCAACTGGCAAATATTCAAGCACTAACTCATTTGGTAGTGACGGCGGCTTATATCAGACCGATGCGTCTGGTGTATTGGCATTGACTATAAACAATACAGGTGATATTCTATCCTTCTTCTCAAACTCTCTCGCGTCAGTATTGTCATTGAATCGCGCTAATCAATACTATATTCAAAACTATCCCAGATACGCTGTCGTTGCTCCGCAACCAACAGATGACGATTTAGTATATTGGAACACAAGTGCAGTAGACACTGGTTCTGAAACAGGTTACTTCTATACTAAAAGCGGAAGCTTGATTAACCCTATATCTATCGGTACATTTGGAAGCACTACTGGCATTAATTATCTAACTACCGGGGCCATTTGTCAGTTTCAAGCCCCAACTGGATTCTACTTTGACAGTAACAACCGATTAGTTGCAGGTATTCCTGGGCCAAACAATAGCACTACTCTTTGGTCTACTATTCTTAATGTAGTAACTGATGGGTCAAATAATGGTCAAGGCACTTTCTCTAATGGGGTAGGCCCGGTAACTATTAATGGTTATGTACCAACTGGAGTTATTCTAACTCAGGTAATTCCAGTATTTGGAAACTCTATTCCTAATACTGTGATTCAAGAGTGCGTTCTAAGAATGGAATTGCAACAAGACTTTAGTTTAGTATTCGATAACGCCCTGCTTGTAAATCAAGATCGTTGGTCAGTCAGTACTTATGGTGACACCACCGCATTTGTTCAGTTCTTAAGCCAAGGTAACAATAGTTACATCATCACTTACAAATCACTAACATATTACTTTGGTTCAGTAGTAGATACTAGGTTTACCTTCGCTTCAGGAGAAGTCGTATACGATCCGTTCACGGGTAAGACAATCCAAGACTTCATTAACGTTCTTGGTATCAACAGCCAACCTATGTCTAACACTGCATTAGGACAAGACTACGTTGTAAACATCTTAGGACAGACTGTTCAAAGCGACGGTTATGTAAATGATTTCCAAGTAGAAGTCGCCGCGACTGATGTCAACGACAATCAACTTATTCTTAACCCGGACTTCTTTAATGAGATCACTGGTTATGTAAACGGTGGAGCAAACATCGGAGTTTATGCCTTCTTTGAGATAGTTCAAGACCCGATCAATCTAACAAGACACTACCTGATTCCAACAACAGACGTGGTATATCAATATGCCAACACAACACAGATAGAACTTGTAAAGTATGATTATCCTCTTGGTCAACTATTCTATGCCTACACTGAGAATGTGTTCTACATCACAGTTCAAGACTACACTGTGACAACTCCTTCATACTCATTAGTGTCGCAGCCGCAATATGCTATGTTGCCTGGACGCCAAGGCTTATCATATCAATATAGGCATAACTCAAACAACACAAATAGAATTGATCCAACCACTACAAACATCATCGATCTCTACGTTGTCACACAAGCATATTACACAGCATACACTAACTGGGTAATAGATACTACCGGAACTATTCCAAAACCAACAATGCCGAATACTGCTGAGCTGGCACAAGAGTATGGAAAACTACAAGATTACAAAATGCTATCGGATTCCCTGATATTAAATAGTGTTGTATTCAAGCCGTTGTTTGGCCCAAATGCAAATCCGGCTTTACAAGGTACAATCAAAGTGGTTCCAACAAGCACTACAAATGCAAGCACAAGTGAGATTCGCAGCGCGGTTCTCACGGCAATGAATGACTATTTTAATATCAACAACTGGAATTTCGGTGACACATTCTACTTCTCACAACTAAGCGCTTACTTACACTCGACTTGCGGGGATCTAATTAGTTCTGCGGTATTGGTATCAAATGATCCAACTCAACCGTTTGGTACTCTATATCAAATACAAAGTTTGCCATATGAAATCTTTGTTAATGGGGCCACAGCAAACCAAATTCAAGTGATCGCAGCCAACACACCTGCCCAATTACAAATAGGATACTAACTTAGATGGCAACTATTCGTACTCTAAACTTTTTACCGGATATCTTTAAAACTCCGTCTAACTCTGAGTTTTTGACAGCAACGCTAGATCAACTAGTAAATCAGTCAAACACCTCTAACATTCAAGGATTCGTCGGTAGTAAATTTGGTTATGGTGTTAACGCAACTTCGGCATATGTAGTCGAGCCTACTGCTGCTCGAACTAACTATCAGTTAGACCCGGGTGTAGTGTTCACTGCTCCTGCTACTTCAGTAAATCCTCCTGCAGGTACTGCGGTCGACTTCATCAGCTATCCTGGAATGATTGATGCTCTCAAGATGCAAAATGGCATCACTGCTAATAACAGCCGCTTGTTCAAGAGTCAATTCTATTCTTGGGATTCTTTTACTGCTCTAGACAAGATAGTTAACTACTATGAATATTACTGGTTACCAAATGGTCCTCCTGCAGTAACTGTTGCGGCATCCAATATATATTTTAATGAGAATTATAATGTAACTGCGCTAGCTAATGGTTATGAAATCTCTCCAGTAGGCAAAAGTACTGGTAGTATCAACCCAACACTTACTTTTCTTAGAGGCGGATCCTACCAATTCATTGTAGACCAAACATCACAATTTTGGATTCAAACTGCTCCGGGTGTATCAGGGTATTCACCTGTTCAACCTAATGTTTCAACCAGAGAAGTATACGGTGTAAACAACAATGGTGCAGAACAAGGTGTAGTAACATTTGACGTTCCTGCTGCGAACGCACAGGATCAATACGTTTTCCCTAGTAGCACCACAGTTGATGTGATTAGTACGCTACCATTTGATCAAGTTAACGGAGCCCTACTCAACACATATACTGATCCGGCAACCGGAATAACTTATCCTGGCTTGAACGACATTGACGGCGTTACTGCTCTTGACGGATTGACAGTAATGTTTTACAACGACGGTATTCCAAATGAAGTTGGATTCACTTCGGAGTACCTTGACGAGACCGAGTATGATACAAACAATGATGTTCTTGTTGCCCCTATTACGCTGACTGCGACTAGTTGCGATACGTCGGAAATCACTGTATCTACAACTACTACTGGTTTAGTAGCAGGTCAAACAGTAACATTTGACACACCAGTTTTTGGTGGAATCACTGCTGGTCAAGTATACTATGTCTACAGCATTCCTACAACATCTACATTCACTATCGCAGAGACGCTGAATGCAACTTCACCATTAACACTAAGTTCTGGTTCTGGCACGATGACAGTAAATGTCAATCAAGGTCTGTTGGAAGAAGGGTTCTACTCACATATATCAGCAAACTTCTACACTATTCAATATGTAGTAGGTGAAACCAATACAGTGATTCGTCTAGTACCTACTGGTTCTATTCCAATCAACACAAATATCATTCCTCTTTACGGCATTGAATGGGCTAACAGACCATTCTATTGCACCCCTTCAGGAACAATTACTCTAGTACCAGTCATCACTGCACCACTCACTACTCTGTATTATCAAGATGGTTCATCTGCTAACAGCTTGGGTGTAATCAACATCGTTGATAGCAATACTACAAACACGATTGACGTGGTGACAGATATCTTGGGTAAAAAAAGTTATACCTCACTGAACGGAGTTGTTTTCACTAATGGATTAAAGGTGTCATTCCAAGGTGATGTAGTGCCTGCAAGTTATCTGCAAGACGAGTATTACGTTGAAGGCGTAGGTACTGCGATTCAACTTATTCCAGTAAGTTCTCTATTTTGCCCAGAGTCATTCACTACTGGTACGTATATTCCGTTCGATTCTACTCCATATGATATGAGCAACTATGACCTTGACTTGTACATTCCAACATACAAAGATTATATCACTATTGCGAGAAACTCTATAAACAAGAATGCTTGGTCAAGAAGCAATCGCTGGTTCCACATTGATGTAATCAACTCTACTGCGGTTTACAACAATGATCCTAGCATCGCAACGAAATATGCTACACAAGCGAACAAGGCTACTCGTCCTATTGTCGAGTTCTACCCCAATCTACAATTGTTTAACTCAGGTGCAATTGGTGGTGCGGCGATTGACTTCATTGATACACACAACACCGATGCTCTTTTAAATGTAGCGGGAGCTTATAACTACTATCCTGACACAGAAGCTTACAGCGGGTATGTCGCAAGCATCGCTCCGGTAACTGCTGCTACCACGACTACTATTACCGTAGCAGCATCAAGCGTCACTGGAGTGTTTCAGCCAGGAATGTATATCGGTGATTCGGCAAGTATTCTGCCAGTGAACTCACAAGTTGTTTCGGTTTCTGGAACAACAACCTTGACAATTGAAGTGTCTTGGGGATCTCCGAAAACCGTTATCACCGGAACAACCGTTGCTCTCTTTGGTACAGACAGCACGCTGGATGACTTTGCATTGTTTCCTGGATCAAGAGTTGTATTTGCTGCGGATTCAAATCCAGAAGTTGCAAACAAAATCTATGTTGCAAACTTCTCGACTATCACCCCAAACTCTGCTCCAGTGATCACGCTCACAGTAGCGGAAGACGGTGACGTTGTCCCTGCTGAAATGCTATCAGTAATCCGTGGCTACTACTATCAAGGTACTAGTTTCTTCTATAACGGTTCTGAATGGCTACAAGCACAACAGAAAGTTACTGTCAATCAGCCACCGCTATTCGATATCTTTGATTCAAACGGAGTATCTTTTGGAGACGCGAGCGTCTATCAAGGTACTTCATTCGCAGGTTGCAAGTTGTTCTCGTATGCGATTGGATCAGGCACGACTGACCCTATTTTAGGTTTCCCATTAAAATATTCTGGAATCACTGAGTTAGGCGACATCACATTTAACGTAAATCTAAACTCAGACACCTTTAACTATGTGAGCGGAACTTCTCCGGTCACCCAGAATGTAAACACCGGATATGTTTATAACTGCACGTCGGGTACTGACTACGTGAGACAACTGGGATGGCAGACCGCAATCGCTGACAGTGTTCAATATCAAATCTTCAGTTTTAACTTTGACATTGCCAATCCTTCTATTAGTTTCCAATGCGATGTCGCTGCTGTCCCTGAACCTACTGGTGATCAACTGGGTTGGCCAAATGTGAAGGTATACTATAACAATGTATATCAAAATCCTACTGAATATGTAACTGTGATAGGAACAGACACTACAACTATCACGTTTACTGGGGCTCTACCTACAGAATCTACTGTGATTCAAATACTAGTATTGAGCAATCAAGTAAGTCAGGTTGCTTACTATGAGATTCCAACTAATCTAAATAACAACCCATTGAATGGCGTGTTAACTACTGTTAATGTCGGAGATATTCAGGGTCAATACAGAGACATCTTTATAAACGCGCCCAACACTACAGGCAATATATTCGGATCAAATAACTTCAGGGACTGCGGTGATCTTGTACCATACGGTACGGAGATCATTCAAAATTCTGCTTCTCTCGTGTTGCCAGGAACGTTCTTCCGCAACAGCCAGTATAACATATTTGATTCATTGATGTATAACAGCCGCGAGTATATCAACTACAAGCAACTGCTAGTCAACACTGTCCAGAATACAGACTATGTTCAACGATATACCCCTTCACAGATTCTAAACATTGCGTTGACCCAGATTACTGCTGCTAAGAGCGAGATCAACTCGTTCTACTGGTCAGACATGGTGCCAGCCGGCGCGCCATACATCAGCAATACATACACGTTTAATAATAGTCTTGATGTGTCAACTTATCCATTGAGCCAAGTATACAACTTTGATACTGCAAATTACAATGGTGTTTTGGTCTATGTGTTTAGCACCGTAGATGGTGTAGTCATTGAAAAGCAACTTACCAGCGGTGTAGACTACATTGTAAGCACTGAGTCCCCTTCGTTGACTATCACCTTAGATTTAAACAAAGGCGATCAAATAACTATCAACGAGTACAATCAAACATATGGATCGTATGTTCCTAACACTCCAACAAAGCTAGGGCTGTATCCTTCGTTCCATCCAGCAGTAGTATTAGATTCGGATTACACTATTCCAACATACTTCATTCTAGGTCATGACGGATCATACACTAAACTGTATGGTACATATAACGAAGAACTCGGAGTTCTAGTTGACTATCGTGACCAAGCACTGCTTGAGTTTGAATTGAGAATCTATAACAATCTCAAGTTAAGCACGACTGTTCCTATTGAAGAATATGAGATTGTTCCTGGATACTTTAGAAGTTCGGTATCGACATATTCATGGAACGAGTTCATTGAAATGTATGACCCAGCATTCCTGAATTGGATCGGCCAGAATCGTCTAGACTACAAAACTCAATACTATCAAAGCAACGATGAGTTTACTTATAACTATACTAACTCAGGTAACAAGCTAGATCAAGCTCCTATTCAACAAGGTTACTGGAGAGGTGTCTATCAATATTTCTACGACACAACTACTCCAAATGAGACACCCTGGGAGATGCTTAACTTCGCAAACGAACCAACATGGTGGACTGCACGATATGGCCCTGCACCGTATACAAGCGACAACGGTATTCTTTGGGGCGATCTAGAAGCAGGTCTAATCTGGAACAACGGTTACCCCTACATCAATCTTGAGTTCGCTCGTCCCGGACTATCAAAAATCATCCCAGTTGACTCTAACGGAGACTTACTGTCTCCTCTCATCGCGATCTTAGGCAACTACAATCCAAGTACTTTCCAAAAGGACTGGGTAGTTGGAGATGATGCTCCAACTGAATTGAGTTATCGTCGTAGTTCAACTTGGCCCTTCGACCTCATGCGGTTGTTCGCATTGACTCGTCCTGCTGAGTTCTTCAATCTAGGGGCAGACCTAGACAACTATAAGTATAACCAAGAATTCAATCAGTATCTAGTCAATGATAGAAGTTATTTGATCCCTGCTAACCTTCAAGTATACGGTAGTGGAACTGCAAAGACCAGCTATATCAACTGGATCGTTGACTATCAAAAGCAACAAGGCATTGATGCTACCACTGCTATAACAACTCTATTGCAGACTCTAGATGTTCGTCTAGTGTATCGTCTAGCCGGTTATAGTGATCAGGCATTGCTTCAGTTCTATGTAGAGAAGGGCTCTCCTGGCAACAACAGCTCCTCACTACTAATTCCTGACGAGAACTACAATGTCCTGTTGTACGAGAATCAACCGTTTGATCAAATAATGTTCAGCGGTGTCGTTATTCAACAGACCAACGGCTACTGGAATGTATACGGCAACTCGCAAACATTTGCGTACTTCACTGTTCTTGCTCCGAAAAATAATGGATCATACGGGGCTGTCAATGTATTGGGCACTACCGTGAAGTATGCCAATGATTATACAGACAAAGAAGTCTTGATACCTTACGGCACCACTTTCTACAGCACTCAAGCAGTAGTACAATTCCTTATGAGTTATAATGCATACCTGCAAAGTCAAGGTATGATCTTCAACAACATTGAGAATGCTGTGGAAGTAACTTGGGCACAGATGGCAGCAGAGTTCGTATACTGGTCGATGACTGGTTGGCAATCAGGAAGCCTGATCACGCTCAATCCTGCCGCGGCAACATTAGTAGTAGATCAACCTAGTGCAGTCGTTCAACCATTAACGATTCAAGAACAAAACTTTATTCTTAATCAAAATCTGTATCCAATCAAGCTGCAAGACTTGAACATACAGCGTGACGGAACAGCATTCTACGCGAAGACATTGAATCAAGGTGATACAATGGCCTACGCACAGTTCAACGTGAGCAACTTTGAAAATGCTATCGTGTTTGATAATGTTACTATCTATAACGATCTAATCTATAACCTAACGACTGGTTTGAGACAGAATCGTATCTATGTTCGTGGTGCAAAATCTGCTGAATGGAATGGTACAGTAAATGCATCTGGATTCATTCTAAATCAAACCGGCATTCAAACATGGAACGGAAATAGAAAGTACACCAAAGGTCAAATTGTTCAGTACAAGAATCAATACTATGCAGCGCAGCAAGTAATAGAACCTTCATCTACTTTCCAATCACAATATTGGAAGATAACTAATTACAAGAGCATTGCTCAAGGAATGCTTCCTAATAGTTCTACTAGATCATATGAGAGCACGCTTTACTATGATATCTACCAAGCAAACCTGTCTAGCCAGGCTGATCTGCTAGCGTTCGAGTTGATCGGATATCGTCCAAGAGACTATCTTGCATTGACTGATCTAACTGATCCTGCTTTGGTTCAAGTATATCAATCTATGATCAAGAACCTAGGAACACTCAATGGCCTAAACATATTCCAAGGAGCTGATCTACAGCAACAAGGTGCAGTGGCCTATAGCTATTATGAGAACTGGGCGATCCTCAGAGGTGAATTCGGCGGTGTATTGAACCATAACTTTGTAGACTTTAGAATCAATCAGGCTAATATCAATAACAATCCTTCAATCGTAAGTCTAACGATTGGCGTTGACACTTCTGGTTCAAATCAAGAGATTCCGCTCTATAGCTTGTTTAACTACGGAACACTTCCTACTTCTCCAAATATCCTAACAACAGTAAAAGCTGATATCAACTCACAGCTTTACCCTTCAGCTGGATATGTAAACATTGATGATGTTGAGATGTCTTCTTACTTCTTCTCTGGGCTACCTATCGCAGTAAACAGTACAGGAGCAATCGTTCCTATTCAAAACTTCTACGTCGGTCAATACTTCTGGCTGGCCAACTTCAAGAATTCTTGGAATGTTTATAAATGGAGAACTATCGGTCAAGTCGTTCAAGTTAGAAACAACACTAATGGAACAGCAACTGTAACTTTCAACGCACCACACAACCTAAGTCAACTGGACCCGGTAGCTATCATTAACTTCGGACAGAATGTTGATGGTTACTATATCGTTACTAGCGTTCTAAATCTAACACAGATAACAATCAACCTAACTGGGCTAAATGCAAGTCAAAACACGATTCAGGGACTTGGTCTTGGCTTTGCCTTTGAATCGCAGAGAGTAGCAACTCCGGCTGCGATTGCAGCACTAGACCTTACAGAGAACGAGTTTATCACGAATACTGTGTGGGTTGATGAAAATACTGACGGAAACTGGGCAGTATACCAAAAGAACATAAACTATGCTTATCAATCTCAACTTGAAATTGCAGAAGGAGCATCAACTTTCGGTACAGCAGTTGCTTATACTCCGGATGTAGGCTATCTAGTAAGTGATGCTGGAACTGGCATGCTGTACAGATACACATACAATGCTGGTCTAGAAGAATTCACTGTATTTGAGACTATCATTGGAAACACCTCTTTCGGCACAGCAATCGCACATTCTCAAAATATCTATGTTGTATCTGAACCAACAAGTGTAAGTCCAGTTGTCAACATCTATACACTAAACAACACTAAGTTGTCAAATAGTTTAGTGCCTTACCAATCAATCGCTATACCTGAAGGGGCAACTGACTGGGGTAATGCAGTAGCAATCTCAGGCGACACCAATTGGATCTACATCTCCGATGTTCCAAATAATGATGTCTATGTCTATCGCAGACAAAACATTCCACTAGATGCTGGATACTTTGTGCCAGGACAAACCTACACAATCACTGACGCGGGCACTACAGACTTCACTGCGATTGGTGCTATAGAGAACACTGCTGGAATCGTGTTTGTTGCTACTGGAGTAGGATCAGGTACTGGTACTGCTACACAGATAACATACGAGTACTCAACCGTCATCAATGGCTCTGAGTATAGTTGTAGCGGAAGCGATGGTTTCGGTAGTGCGATTGCTACTGACCAGATCGGGGACACAGTAATAATCACTGCTCCATATGTAGATTATAGTATGACGATCAGCAACTGGGGATCAGCGTTCGCTATCCAAAGAAGTACACAAAACTTCTTAGCTCAGTCTACTAACCAGCCTGAACAAACACTTTCTTTCCCGCTAGCCTGGAGTCCTAATGTAGACTCTACTGTAGTTACTGCGACAAGTTCTACTGGAAATCTGGTCACTTGCAGTAGCACTGCTGGAATGTCAGTAAATGATCCGATCGTGTTCAGTGGTTCTATCTTCGTGGGCAGTAACATTTCTGACACTATAGTTTATTATATCAACAGTATAGTTTCAAATCAAGTAACTCTCAAGACATCCAGAAGTAGCACAACTGAAGTAGCTTTAGAAAACTTTACTGCTGCACCGGCTGTTGCAACTTCACTAGTTGTAGGTAAGACTTACCAAATAACAACGTTAGGTACTACTAACTTCACCTTGATCGGCGCAGAAGCTAACACGGTGGGTGTGGTATTTGTTGCTACTGGCGTTGGATCGGGAAATGGTACAGCGACACCAGTTATGATCGCTACTGCGCAAGTAGACCCTTTATATGTCTCTCGTAATGGCACGCTAGTAACTGACAACAATTATGCTGTTATCGGAAATAATCTAGTCTATTATGGTACACTACGTGTCGGCGATATCATCAATGTAAGTGACAACCAATTCTTCCCGACACAAACTATTAACTCTCCTTATGTTGATAGAAATGATATTGAATTCGGTTATGCAGTTGATGTGAATCAAACTGCTTCGACTGTTCTTATCGGTTCGCCTTATGAAGTAGACTCTAAGAACCGTGAAGGTGCAGTATATGCTTATGTAAATGGCGGCGCAAAGTACGGTCTAGTGGTAGGTACTGGAGAATGCAACTTAGCTTCCGATTCTACTATATTGATCAACGGATTTGCAGTGCCCCTATCTCCCGGTAACGCACAACACATCTCAACACTAATCAATAACAGTAATATCATAAATGTACAAGCATCTTACACTAATGCAAACACACTACTCATTCAAGTTATTGACCAAGACATCACGCAGATCAACGAGAAGTTAAAAGTTGAAGCGTATGATGACGGTACAACTCTCGCTGCTTTGGGTATCGTAACATACAACCAAACGCAAGTCATTAAATCTCCTCATGCTGTCGGTAGAACTCAGTTTGGTTCTGCAATCAAGCTCAATGAATTCGGTAGTGTAGCTATTTCTGCTCCAGTAGAAACACGCTATGAAGGTACATTCTTTGACTTCACTGACAAGTTGAACCTAATCAACGATACTGTGTTTGACAACAACGCAACTCAGTTTGTTGATCAGTATCCAAATGCTGGTGCAGTATATATGTATGATTACTTGTCGGAATATAACGAAAGCTTGTCTAAGCCAGGAGCGTTCGTATACGCACAGAGTGTGAACAGCACATCTATTCCATATGGCTCACAACCGCTTTATGGTGCATCACTTGACTTTAATAATAATACTGTAATCGTTGGTAGTCCGGACTTCTATCCAGTCGCAGTGGGCGGCCAAGTCGTTACATACACTAACGCATCGGGTATCGCAGATTGGTCAATCTACAGGCAGTCAGCAGCGATAGTTGACACGAGCCTAATTCAAAATACGCAACTCTATAGTGCGTCCACAAACAATACTCTAGTAAATCTAGATTATCTAGATCCTCTACAAGGAAAAATGTTGGGCGCAGTTAGAGAGAATCTTGACTACATTGCAGGTGCTGACCCAGCAAGATATAACAGCCCGCTGTCAACTATAGTCGGGTCAGTTTGGGGCACAGAGCGTGTTGGTCAACTTTGGCTCAATACAACTAACATTCGTTGGATTAACTACCATCAGAATGACCCAACATACAATGCAACATACTGGGGTGCAGTGTTCCCTGGATCAGATGTTGCTGTATATACTTGGGTAGCAAGTTTTGTTCCTCCTACTTCTTATCCTGGCCCGGGCGCAATATATGATCCTAATCTATATGTTGTAGGTACTACACAAAATGCATCTAACAACCCAGTGCCTGTATACTATTTCTGGGTACGCAATACAGGAGTTATCTTTGAACAGACCGGTAAGACTCTTTCCGACACGGTAGTTGCATCGTACATTGCAAATCCAAAAGGTTCTGGAATCTCATATATGGCTCCAATTCTACCAAATGCATTCGCGCTGTACAATACTGAATCATACATAAATGCAAATGATAGTGTATTCCATATAGGTTATTCAAACGGAACATCCAATGACACTTCCCATCAAGAATATGCTCTAATCAGGGATGGTTTCCAAGATGACTTCTTGCCAGGATTACCGCGCGCGGGCTCATCTGCTGCACCTAGCAATGTAACTGGAGACTTTGCGCTGTCAAATATCTCGGCACCTTATTCACTGTATGCTAAGATGCTAGACTCGTTTGCTGGAAGTGACACTTCAGGTAGTGTCGTACCTAATCATTGGCTACCGCTAGCGGTACAATCAGGTGTGCTTGCTCGTCCAAACCAAAGCTTCTTCTATGACAGACTCCTTGCTCTTGAAAACTATCTAACATATGCTAACAGCACTCTAGCGCAGTACCCGATCGCTGAAACTAGACCAAATGCATATTTCTTGTTTGCTTCAGGTCCATACTTTAACACTGCTGATTATTGGTCATATGTTAACTGGTGGGCAACTGGTTATAACAACAGTACCAAATCTTCTACTCAAGTTCCGCTGTATGCTGATCTAGCAACATTGAATGTTGCAGTGAACACAATAGTTACTGTACAGCAAAATGGCTCAGGCAACTTTGAAGTCTATCGTTATGATGGCTACGGCGTGTGGACACGCATCGGCCTTCAAAATGGCACTATAGCTTTTGACTCAAGTCTTTGGAATTATGCTTCTGCTAACTTTGGTTTCGGCAATAACTTCTTTGACACTGAATCATTTGATCAGTATCCGAGTGAAGAAACACGCTGGATCATCCGCGCCCTGAATGAACAAATCTACATCGACGACCTACAGTTGTACAGAAACAGCAGTTTGATTTTGATTTTCGAATATATTCAAAGCGAGACTGTAGAATCTCAGAACTTCTTGCCTTGGCTGAACAAGACTTCTCTAGCAGATGTCAATCAAGTTGTTCGTCAGTTGATTCCTTATCAACTATACCAAACAGATAACACTCAATTCCTATCAGGATATATCGAGGAAGTCAAGCCGTATCACATGTTGATTAAAGACTTCTTGTATTCATACACAGGCAATGATGTGTTTGAAGGTGACATCACGGACTTTGATGTTCCTGCAACATTCGATACAACTTACCAACAGTATATCTCACCGCAGTTGGTGTATACTACTCCTAGTAATCAATATGAATATCTTCCAAATGATCCGATCTGGCAAACTGCACCTTATACTCAATGGTTCAACAATCAAGGGGTATCTATCACTGGACAAGATAATCACAATATTACAACAACCGTGTCATATATGGATCTCGCTTCCAACACAGTAGTTGTTGCTAACGCTAACGGTTTCCCGATCAACGGAACTATTAAGATCGATGATGAAATCATTGGCTACTCTGTAGTCAATAGAGCATTGAATCTTCTTAGTGGATTAACTAGAGGTGTCAATGGTACCCCTATTGAAAATCATCTTCCGGGTGCAAATATCTTTATTAATCTTCCTGCTGCGTTAGTTCTATACGGAGCCAGAGGGTACACACAACCACCTAGAGTGACGGCATACATTGATACAGCTATCTACCCTGCGCCAAGAATCCCTGCAGTTCTTGAAGCAGTGATGAATCTTGATTCAGTCCTACAGATCAATGTTATCAATCCGGGTTCTGGTTATGCAGTTCTTCCTGAGATCGTTATTGAACCAGCGGCAGTGCTCTATTTTAGTAACACATCAGTCAATGCTCTTCTGCGCACAATCAACGTGTATTCTCCTAATATCCAAACTGGAGATCAGCTTCTTTATAGACACGGAACCGAAGCATCCGTTGGCAACTTACAAGACAATCAATGGTACTATGTAAATGTTCTTGCTACGACACCAACAGCTATCGTCGCACTGTATACCAGCTATAAAGATGCAGTCAATGATACATTTAGAGTACCGGTCTATCCTATCGGTGTAGGAAGTGATATGTCACTAAGCTTAGGTGCAAGAGCATCTGCGATATCAACATCATATCCTGTACGAGAAAACAACATAACTATAAAGTTTGACAGAACTACTTATGGTTCACAACTGATCGACTGGCAAACCGGAGAATACTATGGTGCATTCTTTGCGGGAGACCTAAATGTTAGTTCTTCTGCGGCAAGTTCCTCAGTAACATTAGAAGCTACTGCTCCTCCTATATCTACCATTCTTGCAAGCGCACAAGGAGCAGCATTTGAAATCGCAGCAGTAGAGAACGACCAGCAAGTAGAATGGTCTTCACTCATTAGATATGTGTCAGGAACTACTGCTGCTAATAATGCTATCGCTCTAATCATTGATTCAGGCTTGCCAAACGCATCTGGTTCTACTATTGGCTTTTATGTAGGAATGCCCTTACAGTTTACTGGAACAGTGTTCGGCAATTTAGTAAACAGTCAAGTGTACTATGTCCACAGTGTAATCAGCGAGACTGAGTTCACTGTATCCGAAACAGTTGATGGGTCAGTATTTGCGCTGAGTGACAGTACTGTTGGAAATTATACTATGGAATGTTTGATTGCAGAAGTAACCAACACTGCTATTATGACTATCAACTATCCAGGTATTCTACAAGTTACTGCGACACAGGCCACAACGAACACATTGACTGTGCCTATCAGTCCTATCGGAACAGGTGGAACAGCAGGCTTCTATACCAATCTGCCAATCTTCTTCACGGAGAACGCGATTGGTGGAATCGCTCTAAACAAGACATACTATGTCACTACGGTCATCGATGACCAAACATTCACAATGTCTGCTACTGATAACCCAACGATGACCACAGCAAGTTCGATTGATGGATCAACCGATAGAGTAACTCTTGGAAGCATTGCTGGACTGTCAATCAATGACATTGTGATCTTTAATAATATGTCAATCGCAGGCAGTTCGGTGACTGACTTCGGTGGCGTCATCGCAGGAACTTTATACTACATAAGTGGTATCTTTACTAGTACTAGAGAGATCACCCTATCTGCAAGTAGTAACGGAGAAACACTCTCACTCTCTACTGTAGTTGCAGATACAAATACAAGTGCAACTATGACTGATCAAAGTAGTACAGTTTCTCTAACTACTGCTACTGGTTCTATGACGATGAACGTGGCACTTCCAGTAAGTCCTGGTCAGATCAATGGTCAACTGTTTACGCTATACGGAACATCAGGAGTGTATCCTAATGTAGCAGTAGTTTCGGATGAAGTAACTAATCTTATTAACGTGGAAGTAAATGCAACCATTGGAACTGTAAACAGAGTTGCTCTAAGTAACATGTTAGGTCAAACTGGAACTACTAACTTCTACACTAACATGCCAGTACGGTTCAGTGAAGATAAAGGAAATCTAGTTGCAGGTACAACTTACTGGGTACTAGAATATAGCGGTGACGGAACTAATGCGGACATCGTAGTAAATTCTACCAATACATCTAGCTCGGGTAATGTCATCAACTGTGACACTACTGCATCACTATATGTGAATATGCAAATCATATTCTCAGGTCAAGGATTGGGTGGCATTAGCATCGGAAATCCTTACTTTGTGCGTTCGATAGTAAGCCCAACCTCGTTCACTATTAGTGAGACTGTCGGAGGCTCTACATTCACTCTGTTCACTGCTAATGGAACGATGCAAGGCGTAGGTGACCCGTTCATCACTGTCTCCGATTCATTGGGTGGAGCAGTGTTTGCTCTATCAGCAGATAACACTACGGCATCTACTTTGAGCCAGTATGTAACTTCGTATCCCACATTTGATATATCATATGTGCTGGGTGGTTATCGAGTCGCGGCATCAACTGCTGGTACGGGATTTGCCATCGACACTATTATCACTATACCTGGCACAGTTGTAGGAGGAGCATCACCCGCTAATGACATCACACTGACTGTGAGCGGCATTGACGCTGATGGTGGCATCACAAATGTCATTGTGTCTGGTACTGTTCCCGACTCGGCATTAAACTACTATCTAAAAGTAATCTCACCTACTCAAGTTGCGGTATACAGCAATCCATTGATGACTGTTCCAGTCTCAGGGATTGACTTCCCGTTCAATGGGTTCACTGAGACTACAGTTACTAGCATTTCTTCAAACATCATAACAGTGAATAGCACAACTGGCTTTGAGATCAATGATGCTGTGGTGTTTACTGGAAGCGTGTCAGACGGTGTAACTTCAGGACAGACTTACTATATCATAAGCAGCAACTTCACTGCCAATACACTAAAAGTAAGTGAGATGCCAGGTGGTTCGTCCGTGTCACTGACTAATGCGTCAGGCCAAAGCTATACAATGGCTAAGGCTGGAGCAATTGCGTTCTTACCTGAACCGTTCTACTTCAACCAATCAATAGTCAAGTTCAACAACAGAGTCTACACCTGCTTGATCTCTAACAATGATACTGAGTTTGTATTTGGTAAATGGGAACTGCTTGACTCTAACAGTAGCAAACTTAATGCTATGGACAGAGTGATGGGTTATTATCAACCATCTGTTAATATGCCAGGTCTAGACTTGACTCAGTTATTTGCTGGTGTGACTTATCCTAACTCAACATATCAAGGTAATGCGTTCCAGCCTAGCGAACAATTCACATTAGATACTATTCTGCAAGATCAACCATTCTATCCAACGCAAGTTAATCTATCTTCTATCGTTTACTATAACGGAACATATCTTGCAACGGCCAATCTACCAACACAATCAGCAGTGTTGTCAAGTACTGATGGTGTTAGCTGGGCAATAGCCAGACTCACTAATATGAACATTGACACAACTAGTGTAACAAACAACAATGGTATCTACTTGATCTCCAGTACTAACAAAGCGACACCGATCTTCAGAGGTGCAGATGGTGTAAAATGGACAGTTACTAATACTGCTTCACAGTCAATACAATCAATAGCGTATGGCAATGGAGCATGGGTAGGCGTTGGTACTAATATTGTTCGCAGCGTTGACACTAACAACTGGAACCAAGTATATACATTTGAATCTATATATGAAGTTGAATTGTATAGCGTAACCTACGCACAGACTTCTCAGTTTACTGGCTTTGTTGCAGTAGGTAGCGGATTGATGCAAGACTACTCTACCGGAGTCTCTATTCTAGTTCCAACAAACATTGTTGTGTATAGTACTGACGGATTAAACTGGCGTCAAGTCTCATCATTAACAGCACGCAGCCTGTATGCAGTGGTCGCTGATGGTACAGCAATATATGCGTTAGGCGAGAATGGTATAGAGTTCTATAGCTACAATGCTCAAGCTTGGTACGGCAACGAAGTTACTGTCAGTTCGTTCAGCACATCAAACTACATCATCAACACTGAAGCATCGTACTTCCAAGTAGATGATAGTGTTCGCTTCACCAATTCCTTCTCATCAATCGTGGCTGGAACTACTTACTATGTTCAAAGCGTGATTTCTCCGACTTTGATTACTATCTCAGATTCACTCGGTGGCCCTGTACTAGTTCTTTCAGCTGGGTCTGTACCCGCAAGTACACTGATGTATGCTTATAACTCTGCTGTTCCTGCTCCGCTGACCGTAAAATATGTGACCTATGCTAACAGCACATTTGTTGCAGTGGGCAACACAGGACTGATCAAGACATCTTCGGACGGAATAACATGGACTGTTCAATCATCTGGTACTACACAAAATCTAAATGGCGTCACATATAACAGTGATACAGGTATCTTCACTGTGGTAGGAGACAACAATACTGTTATCAACAGCACAGATGATCTAATGCTTGGTGAAGTGATGTCTGCTACCCAGTATGATACTATTGCGGGGTTTGACGGACAGTCTAATATTGTTATTACTGGTGGAAATGGTGCTAACACCGCAAGATGTAGCATTAATGATGTAATCATAACAATAACAAATCCAGGCTCCGGATATCCAGTAGGAGAAAGTATAGCATACTTAGGAACCAGCGGAACAAGAATATACATAACAGTATCAGCTTGGATCGACAACTCGATCTTTACAGTCGCGCCTGCAGCATATGATGTTCAAGGTGCAGCATTCCCGTTCGGTTATGGTCCAGAAGAACTAGTTCCAGGTGTCATCACAGACAACACATTTATGACTGTGATTACTCGCCCTGGCACAAACTGGCCAGTAACAACTTACTCACACACTGGCTTTAATGTAGTATCAGTTGAGTTGACTCCCACTAGTGGAACACAAACTGTCTATAGTTTCGCTAGAGTAGTTGAAGTACCAGCACAAGTAAGTCTACAGATCATTGATCCAACAACAAGTCTCGGTACCGGTATTGCTGATGGGGTTGACTATACTGTTGACTGGGTCAACAAGACAGTAACACTAACTACTCCTCTAGCGATCTCTCCTGCACAACAGCTAAGAATTGATGTGTATGAAGTAGGAAACGGAAATCAACTAATAAAATCTAACACAGACAACGATCCTATTAGAATGAACGATGTCACTGGATTGAACGAAATATATGTTGACTGTAACTATAGTGCTGCCATCTATCTAGGCGGTGGTGTCATTCAACCCGGAACTCAACCGATAACAGTACAAGCAGTTGCCACAGACGGTCCTACCAGTTCTATCACCTGTGTTAACATAGGGCATTTCATCTTGAATTCTGCTATCACTTTTGAAGGTGGAGTCTTTGGTGGTATTCAATCCGAAGTTACTTACTATGTAAAATCCATCAATGCTGCTAACGATACCATAACAGTATCAGCAACGAATGTTGGTGGTATAGCAGGCCCAACATATTCATTGACAACTGCGGCCGGAGATTCGATGTATGTCAACATCCAGACTGGTAACGGTCAGGTATGGACTCCACCAATCATCTATCATAACGGTAATAAGTTAATATTAGGTGCAACTAACATTGTTACTGCGACCAGCGCAGATAACAACGGCATCTCTACTAACTCGACTTTGGGATTAGTAATAGGAAGTCCTATAGTATTCTCCGACACAATGTTCGGCACCGTGATACAACCACTAACAACATACTATATTGCGTCAGTCATCGACGGATTCACCTTCACGATCTCAACTACTTCTGGCGGCGCAATCCTCGCATTGACTACGGCTACTGGTGGCGCATCGTTCGTCACTAATGACTATGCATTCGGAGTTCAACCAAATGGTATCTCTGCTAAGCTCGTATTCGCAACTGGTTCTTATGTCAATTCCGCAGACTACATTGTCTATTCATTGCTTGGACAAACAACTCCGGGCCAAGTTGGTTATGCTGTCCCAGAGATTCAGTATTTTACAGGCAACGGATCGAGTTCGTCGTTTGATCTTAGCAACTATGTAGGTGCATCAAATCCTGATAATGCGATTGTTGAAATCAACGGAGTGAGACAGACTCTTTCTCAGTACACTATCAACACTGAAACCAACACGATTCTGTTCTCAAATAGTCCTCCGCCAGCCGACTCAGTTATTTCGGTATTAACTTACAATGATACTCAACAGCAGTATCTAACTAGTCAATATGGTTTAACAGGCAATCCAGGATCAGCGCTGACTACACTGACTGTAGGTTCAACTACTAGATTAGTTGGAACATACGACCAGGACACCCCTACAGCGCAAACGTTTGACCAAGATACTCCTGAAATAATCCTGTATGATGAAAACTTGAATTACCTAACTCTCTCATCAGGAACTACAGCATCGTTGGCTGTAAATAATCCAATAGTGTTCTTTGAACCAGTAATCGGTGGAGTAACCGCAGGAGTAACATACTACGTCATTAAGATTATAAATGACTATGACTTTGTTATTTCTGAGACAGTTGGCGGACCTTCAATCACATTAACAGACGCCAGCGGATCAATGGATCTGGTTATTAACGGGCTGACGGTAGCACCTATCTCTGCTGTCAATAACACACTAGTTGCCCCGCTAGCGGTCACATATGCTACAGCAACGACTTCAGTTGTAAATGAGATCACTGCTGTAAGCGTTGAAGGCTTCATGGAAAATCAATATGTTCAGTTCTTTGGCGCAGCACCGATGGGAAATGTTCAAGTTGACGGTACAGTTTACTTGGTTGACACGTTTGATATCGCAACAAATACGTTCACTATCAAAGATCAATACGGAAACCAGATCATACTAGCTAATGATACTGGTGCTCTACAAGTAATAGTAGGAGGTGTTACTGCGGTTCGCGTAACAACTACTATTCCTCACAACTTTGTAGAAAATGATCTAGTAAGGATTGATGGTACGACTGGGTCTGTACAACTTAATAACAATATCTACTATGCTAGAGTTCTTGATGACTACACCTTTGATCTGTATCAAAGCGGAATTCCAGGATACACTGGATACGATCCGACACTGGGAGCAAATAACTATCCAGTAACATCGACCGCAACTTATACTGGTGGTGGCTATACTTGGAGAGCCGGGCTGTTCTACATCGCAACTACATACGCAACAGCATCATCTGCTATAGATAATACTATCACAGTTGAGTCTACTGCGGACTTAGTTGTAGACACTCCGATATACTTCAGTGAATTAGAAACTATTGAAGGCACAGTGTTAGCTTTGGGTAACTTAGTATCAGGAACTGAATACTATGTGAGTGACATCATATCGGACACCGAATTCACTGTTTCTGCTACACAAGGTGGCCCAACACTAGAATTAACTGCGTATTCCGGAAGTAATACTTTCAACGTAACTCAATGGTCACAAGAAAATGTAGATCGTATCTGGGTGACAATCAATGGACTGCGGGTTCCTTCATCTAACCTAAGAATCAATCCTACAAACGAAGTCAGCATTCTGTCCGAGATCGTCTCCGGGGATGAAGTAATAATCACCAGCATGATCGCTTATGCTACACCGAACGAAGAAGTCTATCTAAATCTAGTAGACAAAGATGGATTGCCAGCAGTCTATAGAGCAAATAGTTTGACTAAGACTTGGTTGACACAGCCGATATATGATCTAAGCACCACTATCTATGTCAACGATGCTACTACAGTGACTGATACGGTTGTCTACGATAAGACTGTTCCAATCGCAGTTGATGGATACTACTATATCGGAATACCAGTAGATAAGAACACCCTAGCATCTGTTACTGTGTTTGACAATACAACTGGTCAACTGATAGACAGCAGCAACTACACTGTTGTCATAGTTGATACTGCTCCGAATATACAGATCACTCCGGGCCCATACATTAATCAGGGTGATAGTTTGACGATAACTGCGATTGACGGTAATCTAATCTACATTAACGGTGAGATGATTCGATTCAGTTCAGTAGACTTCACGAACAACTCTCTATCTGGTCTGCAACGCGGAGTAAATGGTACTGGTATGCACTTCTATGTTCCTGTATATTCTCAAGTCTTTGGACTACTGTCTTCTAACATGTTGCCGGGCGCATACTACAATAAGACTTGGAATTCATACACGTTCAACACGGTTTTGGGCGATCCACTACAGATCAGCACGACAACACCTGCACAATTCTTACTAACGGACATTGGTTAAATGATAAATAAAGAAATGAACGAGATAGAGACAACTACTAAAGGGAACCAAAATGTTCCTGAACGTAAACCTAACGAGCATGTTGGGTTTTACTTTTCCTCGGGTGTAAAGATTTTTGATCCTAACACAAAAGAAGTTATATTACACAAAAGAGGGGACAGCTAATGTCTGTTATTAACCTATCACTTAAAGTTGAGGGATTTCTAAAGATATATGACCCTAACTCAGGTGAAGTGTTTGTGGACAAGAAGAATGCTATCAACTACGAAACGATGTCATTAGCTATCGCAGATACGCTGAGTGACCGCGGTTACGGTACTATTTACCAGATGGCCTTTGGTAATGGTGCAGCATCTGTAGATGGTACCGGCGTTATTACCTATCTTCCACCCAATGTTACAGGTCAAAACGCTGCACTCTATGATCAAACATACGCAAAGATCGTAGATGATACTAGCGTCTTTAACCTAGATCCAACTAGAAATAACATGACAGTGCTACACACTGCGGGTAACTTATATAGTGATATTCTTGTTCAGTGCTTGCTAGATTATGGTGAGCCTGCAGGACAAGCAGCATTTGACAACAGCACGCAAACCACAGGTGAGTATGTATTCAATGAATTAGGATTATTAGCTAACTATGGTACGGATGCATACGGAAAAGTGATTACTTCACTATTGACTCACGTAGTCTTTCACCCTATACAGAAGTCACTTAATAGACAGATTCAGATCGACTACACTGTGAGAATTCAGAGCTTAACTAATTTGATAACCATATAAAACAGTATAATTAGGGGACAATAGTGTCGTATACTATTTACAAATCGGACGGAACTTTATTGACGACTATNCA